CAAATTATCTTAATTTGACTAATGATGAGTTTTACAAACAATCAGCAGAATATCAAACACAGAATATAAAAAATTTCATAAATAGTTTTTTAAATTATGATGTTTTGTTTAAATATGGAAATCCAACACAATACAATAGATACACATATAATTCATTAATTAATCATTTAGGTGGCACATCAACAATTCAAAATCCAAAAAGATATAAGAGTTATGTTGCAAATACTTTACCAGGAAATGGTGTTTCATTATTGCAATCCCAAACAAGTAAACAAAATGAATGGGACACATTAAATTTATATGTAGGATTTTCAACAATAAATGAATTAACATATAAAGATGCTGGATCATATATAACAGATTTCTTTAAAGTAAATAATCTTGAATTTTCAGATTCAAATATAATTGAATTAGCAAAACCAATAAAAATTTATGCAACTCAAAAATTAAAAAATCCCAACTTTACAAAGCAAAACTTTCTTGATTTGTTGATTGACAATCAAGATTCATTGGATTTGTTTTTAGAAAGTAATGTAAATGAAACTTTAACATTATTGCAAAAAGAAATAGATAATATTGATTTTGTTGAAATTAATAATATAACATCAGTAGTAGATAGCAAATTTTCAAAATATGATTTGTATGAATCGTTTAAATCAATAAATGATAAATGGATATCAAGTAGTGATTATACTACTAGAACACTATTTGAGGATGTTTTATTTTTAGATAGAGGTGGTAGAAACATTGGTGATTTGTATTATATTGATATTTTTGAATTAAGAAAAACTCTTGTTGGTGCAAAAAATAATTTAAAAACACCTGTGTTTAATTTCATAGCCGGAATATTGGTAAATAATAATTTTAATGTATTTCCAATGCCATCATATGTAAATTTCTATGGTGCTTTATCACCTGGTGATAATGTAGATGATGTTGTTGCAAGTGCAACAAATATTGCAAATGATGTTTGGGGTAATTATATTGATGTTGATTTTAGAAAATCTGGACCAAAACTAGTTTGTGTTTATGCAGGTAGGGGGTCAACAACACCAAGTGGACCAAAAGATTATAGGTATGGTGATGATGCTATTGATATTTTGAAACCATCAAAAATACCATTTTTGGAAGACCAAACAAATAAACAAGATTGGTCACAATCAAACAAATGTGTTAGTTTTTTGGTTGATGCTGGTATTAGAAATCAAGCAATATTTTATGGAATACAAGTGGACCAGAATAATGGGACTGCAACAGCAGAATCTTTAATACAACAAGAGGTTTTAAGGAATTCAGTATCTAGTAGATCTGTGGCAACACAGAGTGTGTCATTATTTAATTTATATAAAAATTTAAGTTACAAATCAACTATAACTTGTTTTGGTAATGCAATAATTCAACCAACAATGTATTTTAATTTGGAACATGTCCCAATGTTTGGCGGACCTTATTTTATTACAGAAGTTTCACATAATATAGGACCAGGTTCATTTGAAACAGTATTTACTGGTGTTAGACAGAGTATTTATTCACCTCCTAGTACAGATTCATATTTGACAAGTATTAATGAAAATTTATTATCAAAAATTGAAAGTAATTATTCTAAGTCAATTAAAAATGATGTAGCAGAAGCATCAACACCAACAAACAATCCACAAACAGGATGGTCAACTCAGGTTAATTCAACAACTTGTGATGGTCAATTATTTGAAGACTATAAGGACTATGAATTAGAAACAACTGAAAATATTGTTTATTCTTCTTCAACAGAAATTTATGCTGCAATTAAGGTGGGTCGTGATGTTAATATTGCAGATAATATATATTTGATTTCTTATTTATCAAGTTTTGAAAATGGTAAGTTTAAAGCAAATCATAATAACTTTGGAAATGTTTGGCTAACCTATGATAGAGGGGATATTATACAATATAATGAAAATAAAAAATTATATTTTTGCGCATAAAACAATTACAATATAAACATAAAAACACCTTTTGCTTTGTTTAGTAATTTTGATACTTATATGAAGTATATGGAAAGAGGAATAGTTGGATTTTCAAGTATTGCAAGTACACAAGGTACTAATTTTGTTGAAGTATATATAGCTAATTGGTTATATTCAGATGTAGATCCAAGATTATTTGAGACAATTAATAAGTTAAAGACTAATGGGTTTTATGATAAATTAATTAAAAAATATGTAGAAGCCCAACAATCATTAAGAGCATTAAAACAAGATATAGAGTTAACAGAAAAACAGAAACAGGAACTTATTGATCCAATAGATTTAATAAAGTTATCAAAACCTTGTGAATACACATATAATAACATTAAAATAGAAAGAACACCAAAAGAACCAATTTATGAAATTAATCAAACATATAATTTAAAGTTATCTTTTGAAACAACAAATCCAAAAGAATTGTTGTTTTTGGATCAAACAAATAAAGTGATTGAAGATACTTTAATAAAATTATATGCATTTGGATACCCTCCAAAAGTATCAAATTTTGATTTAAAAGTTGTTTCAGCACAAACATACACAATAACTATTGATATTGAAATAACTAATGAACCAAATAATAACCCTTATGTAGGATTCCAACTTGTTGCAGAATCTGGGAATACATTTACAAATACAATAATAGAGAATAAAATAAAATCAAATGTAAACTTTAGTCAAGGAAATCAAAATACAAATGAAAATGATGTTATAAATCCAGTTATTAAAATACCAATACAAATTTTGGGAATAAATTATTGGTGGGTTAATTATACTAAACTAATTTTATATCCAAAAATAGAATAAATTATTTTGATAATTCAAAATATTGATATATTTATATGTAAAATAAATTGATATGATTGAAAATTTAAATAACTACTTGAAATCAACAACACAACAAACATTAGATGATGGTTCAAAAGAAGTTTGTGACCTAATTACAGGAGAATGCTATGTTGTTAAAGAGAAAGATGGTTTAATAGAAAGAACTGAAACTAAAACAGTGAATAGGCAAGTTAAGGTTAAAACTCATGGAGGTATAAAAGAATTGTTAAATGATTAATAAAATGAAAATAGATCAGAAAATATTAAGTGAAATAAATAGATATCATAGTATAAATAAATATATACTTGAGCAAGATGTGCCACCTACTGAAGACTTAGGTGCTTTACCACCAGCACCTGGTGGACTACCAAATGCACCTACAACACCACCAGGAGAAGTTTCACCAATTCCACCAGGTGGAGGTGAAGATCCTTTAAGTGCTGCAAACCCACAACCAATAGATGTTGAGGCTGATGAAGATGTTACAGCAATTGATGATGAAGGGGATTCTAAGGAGGAAGGAGAAGGTGATTCAGAAGAATTAGACATCACAGATTTAGTTACAACTCAAAAGAGTATAGAATCAAAACAAAATGAATACTTTAATAATTTATTTGCCCAAATAGATAAATTAGAACAGAAGTTGGCAAATATGGATACAATTTTTGATAAATTAAATGCTATTGATTCAAAGGTAGAAAAATATAGAGAAAAAACACCTGAAGAAAAACTTGAATTAAGAACATATGATTCATATCCTTTTAATCAAAAGTTATCACAATTTTTTGATGATAAGCAAGTAGAGATGGAAAAAAGTGGCAAAAATGAGTATGTGTTAACATCAGATGATATTACAAATATAAATCCTAATGAAATAAAGGATACTTTTGGTATATCAGATCAAGAAGATGATGATTATTCTATTGGCTATAACAATATGAATAGATTTTAAATATTAATTATTTAATTTTTTTACAAAAAGGGGGTAATACCCCTTTTTTTTTCAGAATTAGTTATCTATTATTGTGTAAACAAAAACTATATAAATATGTCAAATTTAGATGCCATAATGGCGCAGTATGAAAAAAACCAAAAGGGAGATTCCAAAAAATTATCACAGGAAGACAGAATGAAGCGTTACTTTACATTATTGTTAAGTGACAAAGAAAGTTCCGGACAAAGGAGAATTAGAATTTTACCAACAACAGATGGAACATCAGTATTTAAAGAGGCTTGGTTTCATGAATTACAAGTTGGGGGATTTTATCAAAAGATTTATGACCCAGCAGGTAATGACAATGAAGCATCTCCACTTAATGATGTTTACAATGCATTGAAAGCTACAAAGAGAAAGGATGATGATGAATTAGCAAAAGATTACAAGGCTAAATTATTCTATGTTGTCAAAGTTATTGACAGAGATAATGAACAAGATGGACCAAAGTATTGGAGGTTCAAGCATAATTACAAGAAAGATGGTATATTGGATAAGATTATTCCAATAATGAGAACCAAGGGGGATATAACAGATATGGATAATGGTAGAGATTTGATTATTGATTTAACAAAATCAAAAAGTCCAAAAGGAAAGGAATATACAAGTGTTTCAACTATTATGTATGATGACCCAACTCCATTATCACAAGATGCAGAACTTGCAAAAAAATGGGTTAATGATGAATCCACATGGAAGGATGTTTATAGTAGAAAACCATTAGAATATCTTGAGGCAATCTCAAGAGGTGAATCCCCAAGATGGGATGATACCCAGGGTAAATATATATACCTAAATAGCAGTAATGAAGAAACTTCATTTGGTGGTTCAGTTGCTGCAAAAAACACAACAACTCAACAAACAGCACCAGTTCTTGAGGAAGAGTATAGTGATGATGATTTACCATTTTAATTAACCTAAAAGAGATTTTTTGCAAAAGGTATCACAAAACAATACTTTGTGCAAAAAATCTCTATTTTAAATCAAAAAACATATATGGCAGGAATAAAGAAAAAGGCAGCAAAGACTAGTGTTGATGCTATCAAGGAAAAGTTTTCTACAAAAACAAAATATAAACCAGAAGAATATTATTCATGTGGTGATGCATTCTATAATGCTTGTGGTGTTCCTGGTCCAGTAATGGGTGGGATTAATATGTTCTTAGGTCATTCTAACACAAGTAAAACAACAGCAATGATATTGGCAGCAGCTGATGCACAAAGAAAAGGACATTTACCTGTATTCATTATTACAGAAAAGAAATGGAATTGGGCTCATGCTGTTGAGTTGGGGTTGAATGCTGAACTTAATGAAGATGGTGAGTGGGATGGTGATTTTATCTTTAATGATTCATTTGATTATATTGAACAAATGACAGATTTCATTAATGAAATTATTGATGCACAAGAAAAGGGAGATTTGCCATATTCAGTTATGTTCTTGATTGATAGTATTGGATCCATACCTTGCAAGATGACATATGATGGTAAGGGAGGTAAGATGCACAATGCAGCAGTTCTTGCTGATAAGGTAGGTATGGGATTGCATTCAAGAATTTCAAAATCAAAGAAAGAGGATTATCCATATCATAACACAATGGTTGTTATCAACCAACCTTGGGTTGAATTACCTGATTCACCATTTGGTCAACCAACAATAAAGGCAAAAGGTGGTGAAGCATTATGGTTGGCATCTTCATTGATATTCTTATTTGGAAATCAAAAGAATGCTGGTATTAACCATATAACTGCAACAAAGAATGGTAGGACTGTTTCTTATGCTATTAGAACAAAAGT